CGCATCGGCTTCCGTTTTATATAATTCAGCACTAACAATGTATCTAGTGTCTGTGGCCTGCTCAATCTTTGTTCCCACTCTTCCATCTGGATAATCCTTCCACCATTTTTCTAGTCGGCTCTCGACTGTTTCATAATCTGCTAGGTTAAATGCCATTAGTCTTTCCAATCATCGGTGTCGTCTTGCATGGCATCTGTAATGCTTTTACCAATTGCAAGGTAGGCAATTGCATCTTCGTAATTGTCAAGGTACGCAGGATCTTCAGCTTGCCGGCTGATCTTGACCAACGCCATACAAATTGCAGCTTCGTTTGGTTGAATTGGATAACCCAAATATGCACTCCACAGTTCGGCAATCCTCTTGTGGTTTGTAATTGGATGCCCATAGCGGACACCTCTCTCATGAATAGTTTTGATGACATTATCAAATAACTGTTCAGTTGTTGTTGGCATCAATTTTGCTATCTGTGATCCTACGGTGCATGTCGTAGCCGTCTTTACGACCTTTCCAATAACCTGACTGAAATGCATTATCTTTAATTGTTTCATAAACGCCCCAAGCAATAAAATAACCCAGGACGCTATAAAGCACTATCCATGGTGCTGTTGTTGCAATCATGTAGCCCTACTTTCCATACCACAATTTGTGGCATAGCAATAGTGTCGCATGTGTGTATGACTTTGTGGATTATTTAGGGCGTAGTTTGTATAACGATTAGGTAACGATGTTACCCGTAATACCGCCCTAGAGCTGTAAATGAGCCATCCTTATTGATCGGCACTAACGTGGGTGTCAGCGTCTTTCCTACGGCTTCTAGTATAGCAATACCCATCTGCCAATTCGCGCTTCCATAGCGGATATAAGAGGCTTTTTTTCTGTCCATTAGATTACCTACCTCAACCCCATATAAGGGTCTGTAATGGCTTCCTATGGCTTCTGTATAGGCACTCATGCCTAGTCTATGGCTATGTCCTGCTATGACCGACTTGCCCCATTTTTTAGCCAGATTCAGTGCGGTGATACCTGCGTGCTGGCTCATGCTCCCCTCATCTCCGTGGCAGAGCACCCAATTCGGATGGAATTCATATGCTGTTTTGTAATAGTCAATGCCCATACTTGCAAAGTCCATAAACTTAGGATATTGCAGCTCTGGTAAACCTATTAAACCAGGTGCTTTTAGTAAAGTGCTATAAAGGCGATCAGTATGATTACTGCGGATAACACTAGCTTTTTTGCTGTACTCGGTAAGATCCCATAGTATGTCTTGACAAGCTGCACGATCTTCGTTAAGAGTCTGACTGTAAGCCAAAGGTGTGCCATCGGCCCACTTGCTAATTGTTTGAAAGTCGATCTCATCGCCAACACATAAAACCTCGTCAAACTTCTCGCGTCTTGCAAGTTTAATGACATTCTTGACTGCCTGCTCATGATGATATGGGATTTGTAAATCTGATATTACTAGCCACCGCTTAATCGTCACCCTCTTCTGTAGGATCTATACTAGGTATGATGCCGCCATCGCCAATAACCCAGTCTGGCATAGTCGCTCTATCTGATACAAAATACAAGCTACAGCTTTCACTAAAACCAGCCTTACGTGCAGCCTTGTATATTTCGTTCATACAAATATAGTGCTGATCTAACTTAGATAATGGCTCGGGTGACTTACGCACCACGCGTCTGTTTATCTTCTTACGCTTACGCCTTGTATCAGCCATAGGATTATTGTCGCTTACACATTAGGGAATATAGATCATCAACACGCTGCTCTAATCTAGTAAGTTGATCTTTCATACTAGAGCCGGAATTCGGTTTAAGCTCTTGTAAGTAGGATTTAATAACCCAACGTAGAGCCACTAATAAACTTGTACATACGGCGCATACGCCAACGGCTAAAGCAACCCACTCGCCCGGTGTCATGCTTCATCTGCACCGAAGCCATAAGCATCATCGGATTTATCTAAAGCCCTAGCTGCCGGCCCGGCTAATGCTGCAACAATTACAGACACTGCTGGATCTAAACCTAATTCATTACTTGCTAGAAATGTCAACAAAGAGACAAGCACACCCCTAAAGTATGATTTAAGTATTGCTTTCTGCTTATTGCTTATTTTCATATGTTACCCCCTAGTAGTGGTATATCAAACGGCTTGCTATCTTTATCGCCTAACTTTGTAAAGCTTATATGTATGTGCTTTGTGTGTTTGTTAAAGCCCTTATATTTACGCCACTTAAAATTAAGTATCTTACTTGCAATCATGCCATTATGGATTACGTAAGATATGCGCTTATCGGTCTTTGCACAGATTCTGATCTGGTCAGCCAAATATATTGAGATCCCTTCGGATGTATCCAAGCGAGAATCAACATCAATGGCTCGTACACACCCGTCTGTGTCTGGATTGTGATCTGATTTTCTGGCGGAATGACGAGCATCACCCAGCCACCCATCAGAGGTAGAGCGGCGATCTGCGTACCAGGTATCAATTTGATCTCTTAACTGTGTACCAGCTGCACAAAGCCAAGGCTTCATTAAATTGTTATAGACCTAAAGCACGAAGATCATTAGTAGTTAAACCAAGTGCTGCTAACTTACCTTCGGCTGTTGCTTTGGCAGTTGCCTTTGCTTCGGCTTCGGCTTGTGCTAGTACATTATCTGCTTCTAATTTTTTTCTATACGCAATTTCATCGGCAGTTTCTTCACGCTCTATAACAGATTCTTCACCTGTTGCAATATCAACAATTTTTTCTTTAATAATCATTTTTTCTCCTTATGCGCTTCCATAGATATAAACAGTACCAGCATCAAAATTACCATTTGAACTTAAAAGGCTAACGCTAGATATTGTTGATGTGCCTTTATACACTCCACCCGAAGGATAAGATACGCAAGCTGTTCCATTTCCGCCCGCTATCATCCACCATCTTTTAACACCAGCAGCGTTGCAACCATCAACCATCATATAACCTGCAATTACTGAACCAGCACTACTTGTACCAGAACTTGCCATATATATTCTGTCGTCTGAAAAAGATGATGTTTCATTTTGTTGTGATGTTGTAGATTGTAAATAAAGTCCAAATCTTGCATAATTTGAACCAGTATCAGTATTAAAACGAATAGATAAATTAAAATTTGTATTTACTGAACTTGAATTATCTACTAAAATTGCTAATTTATCCTGACCACTTATACCCGATACAGTAATTGTTGCTGCACCTGTTAATGCTGTGCCACCTGAATTAAGTAAACTAAAGTTAGCACCACCACCAGCAGGTGTAGCCCAACTTGGTAAACCTGATGCCACAGTAAGGACTTGTCCTGTGCTACCAATTCCTAATCTAGCAGGTGTTGATCCACTAGAAGAATAAATTGTATCGCCTGTAGTAGTGAGCGGATTAGTCATGCCAGTGCTCTGACTTATATCAAAGAATATAGCTGCACTAGTAGATGTAAAATATAACTGTCCACCTTCCCATTGACCCAAAGCAAGTGACCCATGAGTAGTGACTGTTGCAGTGCCAGCAGTAACTGTGCATGTACCAGCACCCCAGTTTTGAATAAATACTGAATCACCAGCTGAAAATAAAGCTGTGTTAACTGTTATAGTAGTTGCACCTGCAGCGTTCATAGCAACAATAGTGCCAGCATCGGCAGCAACTAATACATAAGATGTAGTCTTAGCGGTTGCAGATCCGCCACCCATCGCTGTCTGTTGCAGTGAAGTCATCTGTGCAGCTGTTAATACCTGCCCAGTCGTAAACGTTTGTTTTGCCATGATACCCCTTAGTAACTTAGGACATTATAGTCTAAAGTGCCATAAATCGTATCATTTAGTATAAATGCGTCTATGATCGGCTCTAATGTCGTGAACGTGGTTTTCCAACTGTTTGGCGATATGTTCATACGCACGCCAAATATCTGTAATGTTTTCTCTAGGGTAGATCCACCTGGCTGTGTGGTTATTACCTTTATAGGGTCAAAAAAGTCTAGGTCTAGGGCTGCAATAATGCCGCTATTGTAATTGTCTGTGTATAGGTCAAGGACTATGGAATCTACTCTGATGCTGGTCTCAGCTCTACTAGCCACATAAGCCTGTGCGTAATCTAGGGCTACGGCATCGGTCTGCATAAGTAAGTTTTCTAAGAAATAACTGTGTAAAAAATACTTGTCTATGCTGTCTTGATTTGACGCTAACTGCGCTGTGCCACCTGTCCTTGTAATTGTGGCTTTATTAAATATTAATGTGTCATTTAATATCCATGATGCATCAAAGTAATCTATACCTGTGCCATTATCTGCAAAGACTGTGGGTGTGCCGCCAATAGATCCTGCAGTTACGTCTCTATCTTGGAATACGAACGATCCACTAGCATCTACGTAGAGTGCGCCATATTCTGAAGTTGCCACAGTAGTTAGGGCTTGCAGTGCTGTGCGGTTAGTGCCTGGGTCTGCCTGCATAGTAGTAAGACCTGCATCTACATCACGCATGGTGGCAGGCCAGTCAATTTCGTCTAGTATTTTATTAACACGTGTGCCTGATAATTGTCCGGCAGTAGCATCTGTAACTGTGCTGATCTGTGCTACCTGCGCTAATCTAAATGCATCTACAGCTTGTATAGTCGTAATGGCTACATCTTCGCCAGACTCACTTGGGTATGTAGTCACGTAGCTTGTAATAAATCCTGAGAATATAGGATAAGTAACGCTGCTATAGGTTGCAGTAATCTGCACCTTTTTCATAGGTGTTAATAAATTGTAATACGGCCCTGTTACATTCTGTGGATTAAAGTCGCCATTCTGATCTACTATGCGTAATGTAAGTGAGCCTGTTTGAAATTGATCTGATAGTGCGGTACGACCTCGGTTAGTTTCTATGCGGTTTACTTGATTAGATACATCTACAATTATGGAAGATGCATCACCTAATATGTTAGTGTCTAATATACCTGTATCTAATATCATAGCCTGAGCAAAAGATGGTCCAGTACTAAAATTAATTACAGCATTTATTACAGGTACGGTCATACAGGTAAGCTGCCATTAGGTACTGATGAGTAACCTGATCTACTTGCAACCTGCAAACTTTCTGCTATAAGTTGAGCAAACTTATCACCAGTTGTAGCAGTGTCTACAGTAATTCTTAAATTGCTAGGTAGGTCTCGACCTGTTTCACCATAATAAGTACCTGCTAATGGGTTTGTGATAGCCGGTGGTAATCCACTTGGTAAATTAGATAATGAAGGTATAGGTGGCGTAGATAGCATAGATGGCATATCTCTACCAGTCTCACCATAGTAAGTACCTGCTAATGGATTTATTTTTGCAAATTTATCTGCTGAATCCATAGCTGCGCCTGCAAGTATTCCAAATGTTTTACCTAAAATATCAGATGCATCTTTAAGTGCTTTTAATGCCTCAGCCGCTTCCATTTCAGCTAAGAATTTTTTAGCCAAAGCCTCGTTATTATCTAAAATTGCTAGTTGTGCTTTAAGTCGTAATTTAGTCTCTTCATCGGTTGCACTGTTTAAGGCTGCGTTTATACCTATGCGCTCTAAGTCAAACTTCTTTTTTAATTCTTCTACGTTTTTATTCTCAATAGCGTTTTTAGCTGTTAATAAATCGTATTCTTTTTTCTTAGCTCCTGCTAACTTTGCCTCTATGCGAGCATTTAATATTCTGATTCTGGCTAATGCTGAGTTTTCTTTTTCGTTTATAGGTCGTTTACTAGTCGCTAAACCACCTATAGCATCTACACCTATAACACCAAAAGCACCTAATACAGCAGCTGGTTTTTTACTTAAAATTGCTAACGCTAATAAACCTGCTTTGAATGAAGGATTTTGTACAAGGTCAGTAAACTTTTTTATTAACTTTGCCATCTCAACAGTAGCAAAGGCTATGTTATCGCCTAGATTTTCAAAATCTGTAGAAAGGCCAGATATTGATTGATCCTTACTTAATATAACTAGTGCATCTACTAAGCCTGTGCCAATAGATTTAGTCGCTTCATCTGCGCCTTTTTTCAGCACATCCATTTTGCCAGCGTATGTGTCTAATCTAGCTGCTGCCTGACCACTAAACTTTTTCTCTAGTTCAGCCATGATTTTATTCATGTCGCCAGTGGCTAATATGTTTTTATCTATGCCAGTGTTAAGTCCGTTAATTGCTTTAGTTTGCCCTCTTACACCTGCGGCTATTGCACCTACTACTGTTGCTAAGTTTTCACCTGTACCTGCACTTATATCTAACGCAGCCTCGAGTGAACGTTGTGCAAGATCTACAGAGCCAGTAACGTTTAATAATGTCTTAAATGGTGCGCGTAAGTCTGTGAGTATTGCATAAGTTTTTTCTAGACCTTTTATGTAGGCTTCTACTTCAGTTACTCTAAATGCGTTGCCTGTGTTTTCTAATTGCAAAGCTAACGATTTAGCGGCTGCTTCATCTTCTGCAAAGGCTTTGACTGCTTTCTTACTAAATGCTACTAATGCTGTTGCGCTAAATGCAACGCCAAATACCCTGGCGAATTGTTTAATTTGTTTAGAAAATACATCTACATCCTGCTTGGCTTTCTTTAACGCTTTACCGTTCCAAGTTGCTAAGGCCGAGACGACTACATTTGCCACTATGCCACCGCCTTTAATTCTGTAGAATCATTAAAGTAATCAGCTGTCTGTGTAATTGCTTTTAGGATTGCATCGTAAACTTTAGGACTATCTTTAGCCCAGGCTTTGTAGATTAAACGACCTTTAGTTTTCTTGGTGCCACCGCGTAAACCTGCAATTTTTGGCTGTGATGTTAACTCTGGTAAATCTGTAACAAACTGATACCCTGCAAACGGATTATTAGAATTGTATGATCTTGTGCTACGGCTTTTACTTTTACCGCTAACAGATTGTTTATATGCGACTACTCCGCCACCTTCATGTATAGATGTAAATGGTGCGCGACCTTGTGGGTTTAATCTGCCTGCTGTTTCGTATATGCGACCAGCTGCGCTTATATTGTAGACATAGTTTTCTACTTGAAATCCGTTTTTTTGTAACCTGTTCTTGCCTTCTTTATAACCTATACCACCCCTTACGTTTTCAGCTTCGTACTTTGGAAATGGTGTGTATTTTATAGGTGATGTTATTGGCTTAGACCAGCCCGACAATACTTCGGTATTACTAGCCACATAGCTTTTAGATAGAGCTTCTACGCCACGCATTAAAGGTGTTATAGCCATGCGGATACGTGTGTACATATCTTCGTCTATAAAACTTAAACCTTTTTGGACATCATCTACGCCTATTACGTTGGCTGGCATTTTTGATCTCCTTTGCTCTATCGCTAAAAACTTGCACTATTGCTTTTAGCATTTCTGAATCCATGTTAATAAACTCACTAGGCGCGATCCCAGTCTCTACACTTAAAGCAGCCACTGTATAGAGAATGGAGTCACGCGGCACTATTTTTTTTCTTCGTCCAATACCTCGACAGTTTCTAAGCTGTCTATAAACTCGATACCAAACATAGGTACAGTTACGTTAGCCCTACGTAAGCACTCATGCGCCAAGTAATAAATCTCGGTCTGCCGTTCGTGGTCACGTAGGACTTTACTAATACCTGCGCCATACTTTAACTCAAAAGCGTACTCAACACCTGGTGTTATCTTATGCTCAGATACTTCACCATTAGCCCTTGTTATCTTTAGCTTTGCCATTATTACTCCTTATGCGACTGCTACAGCTACTGTGCTATTGCAGGTAAATGTGATTGATTGACTTGATATTGATGCGACATCTCCATTTACATTCTGTAGGTTATTTACCAATACAGATGCTGTGTATGAAGGGTTAGTTGCAGATACGGCAGCACTTGTCTGCTTAATCACGCATGTTACAGTAGTGCCATAAGCAGCACGTAATGTAGGAATAACTGTTGCAGCAGCATTATCATTTAAGAAATCTAAAGTGATTGTGCTTGCTTCTAGGCCTTTAGCAAACTTATGTGCAGTGTCGCCCATAGCGGTTACTTCTAGCTCATCAAATGATTGGTTAATAGTTACAGCTGTTACATACGCTGATAGATCAACGCTGTTTAGCGTAACGGATACGCCATTGTTTAAGAATATGGCCATGATTACTCCTTGTCTTTCTCTTTAGTAGGGGTTGGTGCTGGTGCTTCTTGGATCTGGCCTATCTTTTTTAAGAAGGCTAAGTTTTCTGC